GAACAATGGGCAAATCTCCTCGGGGCCCTAATCACTGCCTCCGCAACGCTGTTTAGCGTTTGGCTTGGGCATCGTTACTACAAGAGGCGTCGTCGGGACCCCGTGGTAGATGAGAATGCCCAGAACTCAAATGTTTATGCTGCGCTGGAATTCACAATGGATAAAATGAGGGCTGATCGCGCCTATGTCCTGGAGTTTCATAACGGCGGGCATTACTATTCTGGCCGGGGGCAGCAGAAATTTAGCTGCACCCACGAAATCACAAGAAAGGGCATTACGCATGAATGCACCAATTCCCAGGAGCATCGTGTATCTAACTTCCATTCCTATATAACCGAGCTAATAGAAAAAAAGAAATTCACCTACCTGGACCTTGACAAGATTCGTGACCATGCTTTTGCGGGGCTTCTTGAAAATGCGGGGGTTCTCAGTATTTGCAATGTCCCCATAAAAACTCTTAATGGGAAAATCATAGGAATATTAGGGGTTGATTACGTGCGGGCAAAGCCTGCGGGCTGCCTTGATGGAGAAGAATATTCCACGATGAGGACACAGGCGAGAGTGATAGCGGGCTACCTGGTGTAAAAAAATATATTGATTTTTTAAAGGTCTACGCTTATTATAAGTGTAATGCAGACAATATTTTGCACCGAATGCGGGCATAAGATGGATTATGCTGGGCCTAAACCTAAATTTTGCTCTTCCTGCGGTTCCCCCGTGGGGGTTGCTAAAAAACATGGGTCGAAGCCCCTGCAGGGGAACTCTCTTAGTTTTCGGGAGCAAATGGAGGCAAGGAAAGAAGGAGATACCGTTCTTTCGGAGGACGAAACGGACATCGAGTATGTCCCTGACATTAAGGGGCTGGAATATGACATAACTCCCGCCGAGGGATTTGGGCATAAGATTTACAATTTCGAAGATGTTGTTAATGTCGCCACGCAAGAAGAGCCGAAGCAAGAAAAGCCTAAAAAGCGCAGAGGACGTCCCCGAAAAAAAAGAAACTAAGGACCACCAGCGTTACGAGGACCTTAGCGAGCTAATCGACAAGGAATTAAACAAACGCAAGAGGAATTGGTTTCTAACATCCGTCGCATGGATCGATTTTGACGATGTTTGCCAGATAATTAGGGCGCATATCTACAGGAAGTGGAGTCAATGGGATCAATCTCGTCCCATTAAGCCTTGGCTAAATAAAATCATAGCCAACCAGATGAAGAACATTCTCCGGAACCACTATAGCAACTATGCTCGCCCCTGCCTCAACTGCCCCTTCAATACCGACCAGGAATATAATCTATGCAGCTTTACCCCTTCCGGTCATCAAGACTCGGCGTGCCCTTTGTACAAAAAATGGGAAGGTACCAAAAAACATGCATATAATGTAAAGATAACCTTAACCCTCGAAAATCATATGCACGAGCTTGACGGGGGGATGGACTCATTCCTTGGAAACGATATGGAGGCAGCGGCGGGTAAGCTTGTCGTGGAATTAAAACAAACCCTCAATGCTCGCCAATTTCAGGCGTTCGATTTACTTTACATTCAAAATCTAACAGACGAAGAAGTAGCAAAAGAAATGGGCTTTAAAAGCACTGAGACAGGAAGAAAGGCCGGCTACAAGCAAATTAAAAATTTAAAAAAACTATTAAAAGAAAAAGCTGCAAAAATATTAAAAAACAAAGGCATAACATTTTTAGGAGATTCAGATGAATCTAAATGAAGACCAAAAGCACTTCTTGCGCGAGAACTTTTCGAAGACCCCCAACTTGGCCGAGCTGACCCAGGCTCTTTTTACGGACAGCACCCTAGATGGACGCACCAAGGAGGGCCGGGCTGTTCGAGCCTTTCTAGCCGAAGAAGAGCTTGAGTATGTCACTACGGCCTGGGAAAAGGTGGATGACATCGAATTAAGCGAGGAACAGGTATCCTTCGTAAAGGCCCAGGCCAAAAATGGCTTAAGCGCCTTCCAGATTTCTGAAATACTTTATCCCAGTCTAGACGTCAAGAGATTTTCCAAGGAACACATGAGCGTCCTTGACTTTCTCAGGGAATATGAGCCGGCGTATGTTCACGACAGCGAAAGCGCCGTTAATCGTGCATATAATCCCCCCAAACTCTTTTCCACTGCCTTAAAGAAAGTAAATGACTATACGCACAAGGGGCTTGAGGAAGAAAAGCTGAACCATGACGAACGGGAATGCATAGAAACATTGCTGAGGAGTTTGTCGGCCCCACGGTTTATACAAGTTATAAGTAATTATAGCAGCATGAAGGATAGGGAATTGTTCGAGGCGGAATTCATTAGAGCTACATGGGACAAGCCCGACCTGACGTCCGATGAAATAAACTTATACATAAATGTATGCGTAGATTATATAAACTTAAAAAATATATCTTCTCATATAGAAAAATTAAATATAATGTTTAATGAAGTGGAGGACCAGCAGGACATGACGGTTCGGCTCGCTGAAGTGCTTAAATCCAAGACAGACGAATACGACAAGTGCGAAAAGCGCATGGAATCATTAATCAAGAAATTAAATGGAGATAGAGCGGAAAGATTAAAAAATAGACACAAAGAAACTGCTACTTTATTATCATTAGTAAGAAGCTTTCAAATAGAAGAAGAAAGAAAAAGAATGGTAGAACTAGCGGAAATGCAAAAAAAATTAGTTGAAGAAGAGGCAGACCGACTTGATAATATGGATAGCTGGAAAGCTAAGATACTAGGAATATCCAAACAAGACTCAACATGAAAGAAATAAGACTACTAATAGGAGATTACGAATACAACGCCATACAGGAGATCTTTAAAAACGAAAAGGACTTCAAGCCGGCCACGGACAATGACGCCATAATAGTGCAAGCCCTGGCGGCTATCATCCACCCGGATAACCTGAAAGCGGAAGATGTGGGTGGCCCAGAAACGTATAACCACACAGTCAAAAAAATCCAGGAACCTGAAGATAAAACACTGGAAGGCAATGTAGATTTCAGCGACATCCAAAAGTCGGCCGTCCACTGAACCGATCCCGTGAAAGATGAAAAAATACGTCTATAGCATTAAAATACTTAAAATTGTTGATGGAGATACAATAGATGCCCAAATAGACTTAGGATTTCATACAACAGTAAAAAAAAGAATAAGACTATATGGAATAAATGCTCCAGAAACAAGATTACAAAGTAAAATAAAAGATCTGGACGAACGTAAGGCTGAGAAAGAGCGCGGCTTACTGGCCAAAGCTCGGCTCCGCGAGATTTGTCAGAAAAACGAGATTCTCTTGGAGTCGGTGGGATTAGGAAAATATGGGCGAGTGTTGGGGCGTTTATATTTTGCTCAAGAGAACGAGTACTGTCGACAGATACAAAAGAGCATCAATGAACTTTTAATCGACGACGGTTTCGCACGTAGGTATGGGGAATAAATTATTTTTGTTTAATGTCTTCATTATGTCGAGTTTGCGGAAAGACCTTTAAAACTGATAAAGGACTTCATTTGCATATATCCAAAGCGCATAAGATTCCTTTGCCTGAATATTATGTTAATTTCTATCAGCGGAAAGATAAATACAATAATAAATTATTATCTTATAAAAATAAAGATGATTACTTCCACGTCGACTTCAAGAGCCCCAAGAACCTCATAGCGTGGTCTAAAACCGCCGACAAGGAAGAAGTCAAGGGGTATATACTTAAACAGCTGCGCAGGCGCGTAGAGGCCAAGGACTTGAAGTACGGACCTTCCCACCTTGAGCTTGAGCTGCATGATTTGCCGTCTCTTGACATGTATAAAGAGTTTTTTGGGTCTTACTCCAAAGCATGCGATGAATTAAAAATTAAGCCATTATTTGAAAAAAACATAATGCCTGACTTTTTTAGCGAGGATGATGACCTGTCTTCCATTAAAATACTTGTTGACACGCGCGAACAACAACCGTTAAAGTTCAGCAAGTCTTTGTCTATGAAATTGGATTTTGGGGACTATGCGGTAGGGGCTCCCCACTATGATTATACTTATGTAGACCGCAAAAGCGAATCTGACTTCAAAAGCACTATGACGACGGGATTCAGGCGTTTCATTAGGGAGCTGGAAAGGGCTCAGCAATTTGACGCGTATATTTTTATAGTGGTAGAAAGCTCTATTGAAAAGATAAAGAAAAACAACATCTTTGGACCCTATCGATCCAACATGCCTTACATTTGGCACAATATGAGAGTCCTTACCCATATGTTCCCGCAGAAGTGTCAATTTGTTTTTACAGGGAACCGCAAAGCCTCCCAAGCCATCATCCCCAAGCTTTTGGTATATGGCAAAAAATTATGGGAAACGGATCTTCAATATTTCATCGATAACTCGTGACTTGGGAGAATGGCATAGGTGCGCACCGCATTCAGCAAAGAGATGTGAATGCCGATCTCCTGCGCATCAAGGGGTATATGGACGAAAAGGATGCCAAATACGAACTTCATAATTTTCTCAGGGAAAACATTACATTCACAACCAACTTGATTTCCGGAGTAGAGTTGTTCCCCTTTCAGCACTTGGCCATCAAGGCAATGCTGGAAACTGATTATTTTCTAGGGATATGGAGCCGTGGAATGTCGAAGTCCTTTAGTACCGCGATATTTGCTTTCCTAGATGCAATTTTTAATCCTGGGGTTCAAATCGGGGTTTTGGCGGCTACCTTCAGGCAGTCTAAGATGATATTCGAAAAAATCGAAGATATAGCCAATAAGCCGGAGGCTCAATTTCTAGCGCAGTGCATCACCAAGAAATCCAAGAAAAATGACCAGTGGACACTAGAGATTGGGGAGTCTAGGATTATAGCTCTTCCGTTGGGGGATGGGTCCAAACTTCGTGGTTTCAGGTTTCATAGAATCATTATTGATGAATTCCTGCTCATGCCTGAAAATATTTACAATGAGGTCATTCTGCCCTTCCTGAGCGTAGTGCAAAACCCCACAGAAAGGGAGAGGGTTAGAAAATTGGAAGACGACCTTATCGCCAAGGGTAAAATGACGGAGGGGGAAAGGTACCAGTGGCCCAACAATAAATTGATTGCGTTATCATCAGCAAGCTATAAATTTGAATTACTTTATAAGGTTTATGAGACTTTCGAAGATTTAATCCTTCATGGCCCCCGACAAGGTGACGTGGATACTGCCAGTCGGGTAATAATGCACTTAAGCTACGATGTAGCCCCCCAAGCCCTCTATGATCAAAACTTGATTAATCAATCCAAGCAGACCATGAGTCAGTCTCAGTTTGATCGTGAGTTTAATGCTATATTCACTGATGACAGTTCGGGTTTTTTCAAGACTTCAACTATGGCTGCCTGTACAGTTGGGGACGGAGATACTCCACACCTTGAACTATCCGGGGACAGGGACTCCAAGTATTTGATGGCATTCGACCCAAGTTGGGCCGAGAGCGAGAGTTCCGATGATTTTGCTATTCAAATTTTTAAATTAAACGATAATACTAAAACTGGCTCTTTGGTTCACAGTTATGCGGTCCCTGGTTTAAAAATGAAAGATCATATCAATTACTTTCATTATCTTTTGACTCATTTTAATATAGTAGCCATTGTCGGGGACTATGGGGGTGGAGTGCAATTTTTGCAGGGGGCGAACGCCAGCGAGCAATTCAGTAAAAGCAACATTAAGATAGAGGAGATTAATGCCGACTTCGATAACTTAGAGCATTATCAGGAGGTTTTACTGGATGCCAAAATGCAATACAATTTAGATTCTAAGCGCATCTGTGTTTTGCGTAAGCCGACATCTGACTGGATCAGGAAGGCAAACGAATTACTTCAGGCCAGCTTTGATCATAAGCGTATATGGTTTGGATCGCGCCCCCTTAATAAGAATTACCACCTTCAAATTGGGCGCAAGATACCGATCAAGGATCTTATTTTTCTCCCCAACCAACAGGAGCACTTCCAGGGGGCCGGAGGGTCTAGAATGATAGATTTCCTGGACCACCAATACGATATGGTTAACTATACCAAGAACCAGTGCGCGTTGATACAAGTCACTTCCTCTCCCCAGGGCACGCAGACATTTGGATTGCCCCACAACCTTAGACGTCAAACGGGGCCTCATAAGACCCGCAAAGACTCCTACTCTGCCTTGGTTCTAGGAAATTGGATGATCAAGACTTATTACGACATTATCGGGGCGGAAGAAAAGCCGGTTACCTCAACGTTCACGCCAATGATGGTTTAGGCTCCAAAAGTCTACAAAAGTTAACTTTCAACTTTTATCTAGACTTTCCAGCTTCTGCGTGTACTATCTTGTATGCCACGACCTTACAGAAAAAAATCAGACTACTGGGCCAAATTCAAGACTGCAGAGGAAAAGCAGGATAATGTAGAGGAGATGTTACGTCAAACGCGCGGCGTACCCCCCGAAGACGAGGTGGCACCCGCGTCGGCCGGAGAATCCTATTATACTCATTCCTCCGTAGCGGCGCGAAATGTAGGCCAGATCAGCAGTACTGACTCCACGAGCTCTCGCATCAATCGGATAACGAGATCCCCCAAGCCTGCGAAATACGCCAATATTGATGAGGCGGGACTCCCTTATTCATTTAAGGAAAATTACGTCTCTCCTCGGGGGTCAATTCTTTTATGTCAAAAGGCCTACGCCAATATTCCTATTTTTCGAAATGCCATTGACATTATGTCGGAGTTTTCTAATTCCGACCTTTATCTAGATGGGGGCTCAGAGAAGGCTCGTGCATTCATAGAAAAATGGATGGAAAAAATTCATATATGGAAATTGAAGGATCAGTATTTTAGAGAATATTATAGGTCTGGTAATGTTTTTATATATAAGCTGGAGGGAAAGTTTAGCACTAAGGACATTATTAAACTCAACCAGATATATGGGGCCGAGAACCAAAGTATTACCCTAAAGAAGCTCCCGATACGGTATGTGTTTCTTAACCCCTATGACTTTGTAGCGGATCGCGCCTTAACCTTCAATGCAAAATATGGAGTATACAAGAAGCTTCTAAGCGAGTATGACATCGAGAGGCTAAAGGAGCCGCAGACAGAATACGACAAAGAAGTATTTAATGCATTACCCCCAGACGCTCAAGAAAAAATCAAGGAGAACCAATTCATGATGAATGGGGTTATGGTGTCACTAGACCCCCACAAGCTTCTTTTTTCTTTCTATAAAAAACAGGACTACGAGCCATTTGCCATTCCTTTCGGGTTTCCAGTGCTTGATGACTTAAACTGGAAAATAGAGCTTAAGAAGGTAGATCAGGCAATCACACGAACCATTGAGAACGTCATTCTACTGGTAACCATGGGGACTAGTCCTGACAAGGGTGGGATTAACCCCAACAATTTAAAAGCAATGCAATCATTATTTCAAAATGAAAGCATAGGCCGCGCCCTCATTGCCGACTACACCACCAAGGCGGAATTCATTATTCCAGACCTTAACAAGGTTCTTGGCCCCTTGAAATACCAAATAGTTAACGAAGACATTAAGGAAGGTCTACAGAATATCATCGTAGGCAAGGAAAACTATTCGAGCACCCAGGTGAAGGCACAGATTTTCCTCGAACGCCTAAAGGAGGCCCGGCACACATTCATTTCGGATATACTGCAGCCGCAAATAAAAGAAGTCTGCCGCATTATGGGATTCAGGAATTTTCCTACTGCCAAATTTGTAGAAATTGACATAAAGGATGAGGTGCAGCTCCAAAGGGTTGCCTCCCGCCTTATAGAAATGGGAATCATTACTCCCGAGCAAGGAATGGTGGCCTTGAAGCAGGGGGTCTACCCAGATCCCAAGGATTTACCTCCCGCACAAGAAAAATTTGTGGAAGAACGCGAGAAGGGTTATTATACACCCCTTACCGTCGCCCAACCCATAATGGACGATCCTGCAGTGCCGATGAAGCCAGGGGTGGCCCCAAAAGAAAAAGGGAGGCCTGCAGGCACCAAAACAAAGCCGAGCGGGGTTTTTGCGTCAGAGGATTCCGAAGACCTTCATAGCCGAGCGGATATTCAGAACGTTATATATAAGATAGAAGAGTTGCGTGCATACGCCGAACAAAGACTGCGTAAGCATTTTAACCGTAAAAGGCTAAGCAAAGAACACAAGGGAATGCTGGACACTCTTTCCGAAAGCATCGTAATGTCCACCGAGGCGGCCAAATGGGAAAAGGCGGCGGATGCATGCATTAATGACTTCAATAATATAGAAAGGCTGGAAGTTATGCCTGAGGTGCTGGAGATGGGTGAGGCCCATAGCCTCGTCTCTTATCCCGCAGCGATCCTTTATCATAGCAAAAAAATAAAACCTAAAAATAAATAATTAGTGTAAAGTTATATTATGGCTTTACCTTTTAAATACATTGCTAGGTTCTCTGAAGTTGTAAGCGCCTCTACGTCAAGTACGGAGGAATTGTTATCCACGGCTTCCCTCGATTCTCTTCGGGATATTATACCTGAAGGAATTGACTTCAAAAAGAATATAGACTTAATTGGAGTTGCCTTTAATGGTGCAGTAGCCAATAGATTTAATAAAAATGGAGATGGTATCGACAGCGAGACGGCGCTGGCCATTAAGGATTACTTCATTCACAAGCCCACCAATATCGAGCATCAGCGCAATAAGATCGTTGGGCATGTGGTCGGGGCGGCCCTTTCGGACTTCGAGAGCAATGAACTCCTAAGCGATGAGGACGCCCTCCTCAAGGAAGACCCCTTTAATCTTTCCCTTTCCGCCGTGGTTTACAAAACGGTCAACCCGCAGTTCGCCGAGCTCGTTCAGCAATCCGTCGATGAAGGTAACGAGTATTACCATAAAGTCTCAGCTAGCTGGGAAGTTGGCTTCAATGATTATAATATAGTACTGGGCGGAAAAGACCTGAAGGATGCCAAGGTAATTTCGAAGGAGGAGGAAAAGGAAGAGCTGCGTGCATTCCTTAAGGCTTACGGAGGTAGCGGTCAAACAGAAGATGGGGTCGAAGTTCATCGTTTGATTGTTGGTAATATATATCCCCTAGGCATTGGGTTTACGGCGAATCCCGCTGCCGACGTGAAGGGTCTTACTATCCACGATCAAAGTTCCACCAAATTCAAATTAAAACGCTCCGAGGATGCAACCTTCGAAAAATTAGAAATAAAAAATAACATTTCGGAAGAAAAAAGTTCCCATTCAAAAAAAGACGATGTAATTTTAAACAAGAACCTACAACGGAAAAAGATTATGGAAAAAGAAATCCTAGAACAAATCACGGAGACTCTGGAAGCCCAAGCTTCTTCCAAGAAACTTTCTGAGGAAGCCATCGCAAGCATCACGAAAGTATTTCACGATGCCATAATTCAAAAAAACGAACAGTGGCAAAATGACAAGGAATCTCTAGTTAAGGAAAGAGAAGATCTCGTAAAAGCCGCCGAAAACTCGTCGGAAGAGATTGAAGCTCTCAAGACTCAACTTTCCTCGACTGCCGAAGAAATTGAAAAACTGAAGTCTGACATCCAGGCTCGCGAGATCTCCGATAAGTTCAATGAAAGAATGAGCGAACTTGACTCGGAATTTGATCTTGACGACGAAGACCGCATCGTTCTTGCGTCGGATCTCAAGAATTTAGACCCCTCGGAGGAAGCCTATGCCGACTACCGAGGAAAATTGCTCGTAATGTGGAAACACAAGACCCGGGCCTTCAAGGAAGAGCAACAAAAAGCCCTCCAGGATCGCATTGAAGAAGAAGTTCAAAAGCGCCTGGGCGAGCTCAATAGCTCCGAAGCTACCGCCGAAGATGCAGAAGAAGTGGTTGAAGAAGCCATGGAAAACACCGAGGTAGAAGAAGAAGTCGTGGCCAACAATAACGGTGAGTCCACGCAAGACGACCTTTCCTTGCGCGATAAATTCAAGCAAGCTTTCTCAAAAGAAAACGTAACAATTCAATACTAATAGAGGAAA